AGTGGCGCAATGGCATGGAGTGGGGTAGGTTCGGATGGCCCGGCATGGGCTGGATCAAGGAGGAAGCGATGGAGTGCTATATCTGCCTGGGAAATGCAGAAGAGAAACCAACGCAGGGCGATCGAAAGCTAGTCGAATGCCCAAACTGCGGTTCGTACCTGATTACAGGAAGTTTAATCTCTGAGCTGACCGCTTCAGGGCAGCACCTCGATGAGGTGCATACCGGGACCTGGCTCACCGATCGCCGAAGCACCGTGGCAATTCCTATGATCAGTACTGCTGACGCCTACAAAGTGGCTAGGACTTCCAGCTCCTAATCACCGCAGAAGCAGTCGATATCCTCGGTCACCAGGCCGGCTGCTTCGAAGTCGAAAGCTTCCTGAGTTGCCATCCGCTCGGCGTACCACCCCATGTGTGCATACTTCGGGCGGTCCTGGCGGAAGACCTGGCCGAACTTCTCTTCGGTGCCTGACCACCAGAGCACCCGCTTCGGGTCTTCGATGATGGCGCGGTAGAGCTTGTCCTCGCTCTTCTTCCAGCACAGATCGCAGTTGCCGAGGTCTGAGTCGATGCCGAGATCGAAGGGCTGCTCGCTCCAGAACTCCAGCACTTGCTCCTTGGTCACGCCGTCCAAGTAGAGCGGGGTGAAGTGCTCCCAGCGAGTGCCGCCGCGGGCGTTAGCAGCCATCATCCGGTGGTACCTGCTCGGCTCATCGTGGCGAATCCCAACAACGCAGTCCCAATGGTCGTAACCGAGACTGCGCATGTGCTTCTCGCCGATCTTGATCTTCAAGAAGGCCGTGCACATGTTGTTGGCGAAGTTGGGGAGGATCGGTGGTAACCCCTTCTCTTCTCGCCGGTAGCTGGCGTAGTAGTCGAGCATCATGTCGAATGGCTCACTCTCTCGACTGGCAGTGTTGAAGTCGACAAGCCGGTACCAGGGGGCGTCCTTCGGCTGCCCCCAGACTCTGCACCATTCCATCCAGATGACCGGAACCGCCCAGCGCTGGGAAATTTCATTGATGAACTCGAGTGTTGGCTCCACCTCCTTCCCAGTGTTCTGGAAGAACACATGCACATCAGGCGGAAGCACGCCGTTATGAGCATCAAGGATCTTGCGCATCATGTAGCCGGATGTGCGGCCTCCACTGAGACCGATCTGCGCCGGCCCCTTGATGAAGTAGGGGTTCATGGTTTCTCCAGGTAGAGCGCCGCCGCGCCGCGAGTGCAGCGGATAGCAGCTATGTTTATTTGCTGGTGCTAACTGAAATCAGCAGGGGACTGAGCAATGCCCAGGGATCGTTCAACAGAAGAAGTGCGCGTCACGTTGGCTGAGCTGTCGTTCCAGGACGAAGCGGCCGCACTGGTGTTGGAGCGCGCGGCGCTTGAGCTGCCTGACAGGCTTAGCGGCGAAGTAACGGAGGTCATCGAGCTACTACGCAGGCAGGCGGCGACCCTTCGATCGCTGGCGGAGCGGGTGCAAGAAGGTGGTATAGCGGTGCTGCAATGAATAATGCCGAGAGACAACTGCTAATGGCCCTGCGCACGACGTCGTTCAACAACGCAGCCGTGGCGGACCGTCTTAGCGCTTTGGCCAGGCAAATACCGGAATTGGACCGCGAGTTACGCGCTATGGCCGCTCAGCTGGAGAAGGACGCCGACACCTTGGAGATCTTCGTTAAGGAGATCCACGAGGGGCGGTTGTCACGCGTACCTTGATTCTTCGCCGCTCTGTGGTTGAGTGTTCGGAGAGCTAGAGGCTGTGGTGCGACGGCGACGCGCAAAGTCAGCACGGGCCTTCGCAGTCATCTGAAGCAGTTGCTGCAACGATGGTTGGACCTGTTCCCTGGTTTGCATGGCTGATCCTCCGCCGATGTGATTCCGCTCACATAGTGGCCACTTGTCATCACGCGAATCTTGTCTCCGCTCCCGCGAAGCTGCAGCAAGTTGACTATAGCTCCTGCGCATCGAGCCGCGCGGCCTCTTGCTGTCCGAGCCTGTCGAGCTGGCGCGCCACGAAATCTGATGGAGTGAAATCGTGGCGCGGGATGGCGAGGAGGGGAGCGGAGCCTTCCGGGCCCGGGTCATGGGCATGCATGATCAGCAGCTGTATCGCCTCGGCCTGCTCCTCGATGCCATGCCAGCGCATCAGGTTCTCCAGCATTGCGCGGGTACCGCGGCGCACTCGGTGGCGCAGCTCTGTCTCGTCCAGGCGCTGGCGCTTCGCCGCGGCTGCCGCTGAGCGTTCTTGCTGAGACTTGGCCATCACCTGACCCTCGCGAGAGTGATGCCGAACTGCTTGGCAACGCTTCGGATCAGGGTATGACTGACGCCAAACATTGCTGCGCAGGCCATGCAGCCCATGTCGGCATGGGGCCGCAACCGGTTGGCCAGCTCCTCGCGCCGCCGGTATGCGCGCTCTGCGTGGGCTCTGTTCTTCGTAACGATGTTGCCGCGACTGCTGATCAGTACCGGTTCATCGGTGCGCTGGCGCTTGATCGGTGCCGGCGCCAATGGCTCGCTACGCGCTGGACGCGGTTTCGGCTCGAAGCCTTCCAGCTGATCGACCGCGCCGCCGGCACTCAGGAAGGCGGCCACGGCCTCTGCCAAGTCAGCGCGAGCGTTGTTCCGCGCCGCGACCGTGGGGAGGTTGAGGGTGGTTGCGCTCTCCATCAGCCTTCCGCTCCTATGTCATCGCGCTTGCGGATGGTCAGGCGCTTGGCGTAGGCCATGGCCTCGGCGTAGGAGCGGCGGAAGCCAGCCGGTTTGTCGGTGGCGGTGTCCACGATGTGCCAGAAGCCGCGACCAGTCGGGCGGATCTGGTAGGCCGGCTTCTCCACCACGATGGTGCGGCGCTCCTCGAAGGCCGCGCGGGCGGCGGCGGACAGGGTCAGCAGCTGGGCCAGCTGCGGGCGAATGTTCAGCTGTTGCATGGCGATCACCTCGTCTGGGTGGTGGCTTCCTTTGGGCAGCACTCCAGCGCGCGGCTATGCGCCGGTGGGCGCCGCGGAGGAGTGCTCTCGAAAGGGATCGGGGAGGGGAAGGTGGAAAGGCCCGTCCGACGGGGCCTTTCCGTGCTCACGTCCGCCTTATGTCGGTGAGCGTTTCGCGGCTCGCCCGGCTTGTTGCCGAACTGCCAGGGCTATCGGTTACATGGCTGCATCCTCCCTGCATGGTTCAGCCGGAAGCGCCGGCCGGCGCCTGAATAGGGAGCGGGCTGAGAGCCCGCAAAAGGCCCGCGGGTGGCGGGCAAGGGTGCCAACTCTGCAAGGAGCTGATGCTTACGCATCGGGGAGTGATCTGGCCGGTGCTGATCTCCGGCTTTGTGGTCCGCGACGCAGCAGGCACCACGCTCTCTGCGTCTCTCCGTTGCGCATCAGTCTGCGCATTCAGATCACTCTCCGATGCGCCCTGGCTGGGCCAGGGGATCGGGTCAGGTATTGAGTCGGTGTGCACGGGTGACGTAGCACCAGAGCGGCCAAAGCTGCATCGCTGCGACAATGTTCGCGTTCGTGCCTTCCCACCCATCCAGCAGCTCTGCTGCCTGCTCACGAATGGGCTTTGCTGATTCGAGTTCAAGACGCCGCTCGCAATAGCGAGCTGCAAACTCGCGGCTGATGTTGAAGACTGGTGCGGCCATGGTCAGGACCATGTCCTCGGCAATCTCCGCCGGGCTGCGACCGTAAGTGGCTGTCATATCAATCCCCTCCTGGTTGTCATCCCAAAGCGCCCTCTGGGGAAGGCGCTTCAGTGATGCATTGGTGCCGCGCGCACCTGCTGGGATATTGCGCGGCTGCATGCTCAGCGATGTACGTATGGCCCGCCGCCGATGCGTGCAGCTCAGGCCTTCAGGTCGGTTGGCTTGGGGCTTCCCTGGTCATGGCGCCGTGCGCGTCGTTCTCGTTTCGCCATGGTCATCGGGCATATGCAACTCGCCGCGTGCAGCCCCGGTGCCCAGTTGGTTTAGGGCACACGACGAGAGGTCCGGCGCGCCTTTCGCCGAGGCTTGGCGCGCTAATTCGATTCGGTGTCTCCCCAGTCCACTACTGGTGGCTCTGGTCCTCACACCTGCTTGCCGGGTCATTCACACGGTTTGGCGTTTCGCCGCGCTTCCACCCTGCAGCCCCTCAGTTGGCTTACGGATGGGTGCGCCGGTCGCCGGTAGCGGCAGGTGCTGTATTCGTCATTGGGTGCGTTGTTAAAGAGCGTTCGGCTCGGTGGCCTGGCGCCGCAATACGCTGGCGTTAAACAAACAATACGAACACGTATTGGTCATGTCAATACGTATTCGTATGGAAATCTGCAGAGCATCGGAAATCTGGAAACCGGTTGAAGGGCGATTCGTTTATGAATACTGTATGCACATACAGTATTGGCAAGGAGCTATGGAAATGACGAAGCAAGCGGTCTCGGCATCCAAGGGAAGCGGCATCCACACGCTGGATCGTCTGCGCCTGCGAATCTCGGCGATGGTGGGAAGCCCGAAGGCTCAGGCCGATCGGCGCGCGGTGATCTGGCGCCTGGACAGCGACACGGACGAGGCGTGGAGACAGGTGATGGACGAGCTGGCGGAGACGGATGGTTTGACGGTGACCAAGCTCGAGGACGGGACCGCTGTCCTGGAGTGGCAGCCGAGCGAGGAGGAGGGCGAGGGCGCCCAGGAGGAAGAGGAGGAGCTCCCGGCCGACTTCAGGGTGCAGTATCTGCACGATCAGCCTGCACCGTTCTGACTTGAAGTGATGGCATTTGGCCTGGTGGTGCGCGAGTATTGATCACACAACCTTGGAATGGAGTCCGCTTATGAGTTCGCTATATCGAGCCTTGAGCCTCTACGGAGGGCCTGCTGTTCTCACTACGGCAGGAGTTATTGGTATGGCTCTGGTCGACCCCTCACCGGCAGCGGCGGTGGGTGTTCAGCAGGTACTGGCTCCGCTGATGCGTGCGGTGTTCTTCGGGGCATGCGGTGCAACGATCATCGGGGCGCTATGGGGCGCTTGGAGTGTGTATCTGGAGTACCGCTGGGCTCGGGGCGATCTGGTCGGCGGCTGCGATCACTGTGGCGGCCCAATGCGTCACAAAGAGGGACGCTGGGGTGACTACAGCAAATGCATCATGTGCGGCTCGACGCGAAGTGGCTGGCACTGACCAGAAACAAGAAGCCCCGCTGATGCGGGGCTTATTTCAGGCGGATAAAGATGTGGCCGGAAGCTCGGCTTCGTCTGGGATTTTTAAGCCACTCTTGAAGAACATGACTTCGTCGCCAAGGTACCGCTCTTGCGCGGAGTACGACAGACCGTAGGTCAGCCCCTCTTTTCCCTGATACATATCGCGGATCTCTTTCGCGTTATCGTAGGAGACCACCCAGGGCCTATTGAACTTCTGAGGCTTTAGAATTTTCGCAATTTCCAAGTGATCAAAATGATCATAGAAATTTCTATAAAGACCTCTACCCTTCACGTAATAGGGGGGGTCGAGATAGATAAGAGACTTGCTTGGTAGGAAGTCATTGCACCTTAGTAATAGATCTCGAGCGTCTTCGCAGTAAACAGAAATCGAATCTGCGTATTCTGCAATCTTGGTGATCCGGCTAGCGAGCGCATCCTTTTTGAACCGAGCGTCAAGCTTGTATGTGCCCGTTTGTGCTTTTCCGCCAATAACCCCACCTTTCAGAATTCCGGAGCGATTTGTACGATTGACAAAGAGGGTAGCGAAGCCCCGCTCAGCTGGGCTGACTTCGTACTCGCCAAGCATAACCGCGCGCCAGTAGTGCCACTGCTCGATGGTCACCGGGGTGTCACGGAGCAAGCGCAGCACGTCGTCGGCGTGCAGAGTAACCGATAGCCAGAATGCATTTACTGCTGGATCAAGGTCATTGATGTGGACGTGTGAGGCATGCCCATGGAACAAGAGTTCAAGCGCCACCCCAGCTCCGCCGGCATAGGGCTCAAGGTAATGGCCGCCTTGTAGCCGGTTCAGCTCCATCACCTTCGCGATGAAGGGCGCAAAACGGGCCTTCCCGCCGGGGTAGCGCAAGGGAGTGTAGAGCTTGTTTGAGTACATCGTGTTTGAGTCCTGTGGGGCCGCAACCCCATGGTAGCGGCGCGCAGTATACTTGGCCAGCTGTCAGATCGTGAGCTTGGCCGTGCGAACGGCAGCCGATTCGAGGTCCGCCTCGAATTGCTCCACCTGGTCCGGATGCTCTGCTAGCCACTGGTCAACCAATCCCCAGTCTTCGATTATCTCCAGCCGTTCGTTCCACCACCTTTTCGCTGGCTCTCTTTTTGTAATATCAGTGTCACAGTTCAGAAGGTGTTCATGAAGCTGGTCGCTAGATATGTTGTTCTCTTCGAGGTATTTACGAGTTTCTGGGTACTTTTGATTATTTCCAGCAAGGACTTTCACAAATTCATATATGGTGCGCTCGGGAGAGAAACTGGCTCCGTTGGCAGCTTTACCACCTGGCAGCTTAACAACGTTTTTTGGCGCGCCTTTTCCTTTTTTGATACTGGCGTCTGCGTCCACGACGATCAAGACTGTCTTGAAATGCGGATCAAAAGCCTGGAGTCCTTGTAGATTATTGCAGCCAACGCTGATTGGGATGGCCTTTAAGGTGGCGCCGCATTGTGACTTAATGCTTCGCACTAGTTTTCTGGTTAGTAGCTTGCTCAAGAAAAAGTTTGCTTCAGCGTCTTCCAGATATATCTTTAGATACTTTGGTTTCTCTCGTTGCTTTACGATCTTCTTCGGCGGCGTCAGATTCATATCGTTGCGAATGTTCTGCAACGTCGCATTCGCCATTACTCTAGGTTGTACCGTATCAGTTATATAGATAACTGAATCAGGGCTCTTGCCGTTCCCTCCGACAGGATTGTTCTCCGGGTGCACGGCTTCGATCATGCATAGTGAGTGAGTGGTCGCAATGACCTGGATTCTAAATTTTTTCGCGAAGGTGCGAATCGCTGTTATGAGTTTTTGTTGGGCGTGAGGATGGAATCCTGCATCCAGTTCATCAATTACCAAAAGCCCGCCAGGGTACTCGCTCCACTCGCGACTAAGCTTTTTAAAGGATGCCAATGCTGTCGCGATGGCACTTAAACTATCTTGGCCAAGTGATACACTTTTTGGGGAGTGACCGTACTCTGGATGCTTTGTTATTTTATTGGTTTCTTTGATGGATTGGGTGGTGATTGATTTTTTTAGATCTGCAAGATTCCCATTGCCGATGACACTGTGCACGAAGTCAGCAATGAACTCTGCATCGCTTGCTTCAATGCTAGTGTCTACGGAGTTTATCACCATCTCAGGGTCGGTTTCGCCAATGGGGATCATTCGCGTCATCCCCAGGTACATGGTCGGAATGGGTACCTTTGCAGCGACGCCAATTTCTATTGAGTTCTCGGGCTGGGCAAAGTGTTCGTCCGGTTTGTTTCTTGGTACGACGCGAGCCTCTAAGCGCGTAGTTTCACCATCTTTATTTTTGACGGTTCGCTTTGATAGTGCGCACCGTTTGAAAAATTCTTGCCCGTTAATGTCGTATTTCAATACAGGGTTGGGAAGGGTGTCGTCTTTCTGGTGTTTCAAAAATTCAGTTTCATAGTCTATGTGAATGATTTCATTCAGTAGCCCACGAAAGATCCTTCCCGTGTATGTGCTGTATTGCCTGGAGGTTAATCCGGATCCGTTTGCCACTAGTGCTAAAATTGTAGACTTTCCAATTCCGTTATGTCCGGCAATCAAAGTTATTCGATCAGAGAAATCTATCTCTATGTCTTTGAGTTTCCGGAACTTCGGAAGCTCTATGGAAAGCTGTTTTAGTTTGCAGTTTTGCATTTAACTTCCCTGTCTCAATTCTGTTTTTGTTGTGCAGTTGGCTTGTTAAGATTTCTCGGTGTCTTGACTGGTTGACGTTAAGTCAGTTGGCTACCCATTCAAACTAGATGAGCGTTCCACACCAGCAGCACGCGCGCATGGATATAAGTCTCATCCATCCGGATGACCCGATCTTTGTGCTGCTTGTTGTCCGAGATCATCTCGAAGTGCTCGGCATCCTGGACCTGAAGGCGCTTGATGTAGAGGTGGCCCTGCCAGGTGAAGATGAAGATCCCGTCGCCGTCGAACTCGCGAATGTTGATGTTCACGATCATCGGATCGGCGTGCTTGATGGTGGGCGCCATCGAGTGGCCCCAGCCGTACACCATCTTCAGGTGGTTCGGATCATCGTAGGTGACGCCGAGCTTGCGTAGCTGTTCCTGGCTGACCTTCACGTCCCGCAGCATCTCGGGGTAATCGGCCGGTACCTGGCCGTTGCCCATGGCGCCGCGGATGTCGTAGTGCGCGATGCTGATCTCGTCGCCGACCGGGCCTGGCCGGGAGAAGTCGGCGACGATCACATTCGAGCCGGCGGCGGCCTGCGCATCCTCGGCGGCAGCCTGCAGAATCTGCTGGCGCGCAGCGGCACCGAGACCCTTGCCGTGCTTTTCCAGCATCTCCATTACCTTGGCGGCAGAGCTCGTCGTCGCTGTGTCTCCGCGGCTTCCAAGCGGCGCGGTCCCGATCCCGGTCCATAGCCACTCGACAGAGCAGCCGAATGCCTTGGCAATGGCCTCGATGTTGTCGCGCCTGGGGCTCTTCGATTCGCCCTTGATGATGCGGTGCACGGTGGGCTGATTGATGCCAGCACGGCGGGCGAGCTCTCCCTCGCTCCACTCGAGCTTCTGCATTTCGGCTTCGATCCGTTCGCCAATGTTCATGGTTTCGCCAATAGAAAAACGTATTGCCCGAGTGTATTGCTCGGATCGATACGTGTGCGTATTATGATCAATACGAAAGCGCATTGGAGATCTCCATGACCGTCAAGGAAATGATCGCCGCGTTGGTCGAGCAGGGGCTTTCTCAGAAAGCCATTGCCGACCTCGCAGGCACTACCCAGCCCACCATCCACAGGGCGTCCAAAGGCGCGGGGGTCCGGTACGAGACCGGGAAGGAAATCGAGCGGCTCTACAACGAGCGCGTTCCCTCAGCCGCCTGACCTGTAACTACAGATTGCCAGCAGCCCTGTCCGGGCTCCACGGAAAGAATCCAGAGGATTTACGAATGCAAGAGTTCCTGAGGGCGTGCCACGACGCAGTAGAAGACGCCGGGGCCAAGGAGCTGGCGGCCAAGATGGGCTTGCCCCATGTGAGCCTGCTGCAGCGCGCGAACCCGGACAACGACTCGCACAAGCTGACCATCAACCACCTCTACCAGATCCTGCTGCACACCGGAGACCTCCGGCCGCTGCAGGAGCTGGCGCACAACTTTGGTTTCCACCTGGTGCGCCGCGATGTTCAGCCGGCCGACTGCCTGGCGAACGCCACGCTGGCGATGGCGAGCGAAGCGGCAGACGTGACGAAGGCGGCCATCGAAGCGCTGGCCGACGGCAAAGTCACCCGGATGGAGTTCAAGCGGATTGAGCGGGAAGGGGAGGAGGCGAAGAAGAAGATCGACGTCGTCATCGCGACCGCGAAGGCGAAAGCCGGGGCCCGATAAAAACAAACCCCGGCCAGGTGTGGGGACACGGCGCCGGGGTTCAGAACACAGGAGGCAGTATGCACATCACTTCTGATACCAGCAACACCGCGCCACGAAGTCACCTTGTGCAAAACGTGGCGCAGGCCGAGATGAGTTCGAGCGAGATCGCGGCGCTTACTGGCAAGCAGCACAAGCACGTCATTCGCGATATCCGCGAGATGCTCGACGCCTTGGCCAAGGATGGTCCAGTTCTGGGCCATGTCCGAGAAGACCGCGATGCGCGGGGCTACACCACGAACTTCCACCTTGATCGCGAGCTGACCGAGACGCTGATCACCGGGTACAGCGTCCCATTGCGCCGCCGGGTCATCCGCCGCCTTCACGAACTGGAGGAGGGCGCCAAGGTTCCGGCCATCCCTCAGACCTACGCCGAGGCACTCCGGGCAGCCGCGCTGCTGGCGGACCAGAACAGCGAGCTGCGCCTGGTGGTGAGCGAGCAGGCCCCAAAGGTCGAGGCCCTGGAGCGGATCGCCGAGTCTCACGGGACCATGTGCCTGACCGATGCCGCCAAGCACCTCGGCATCCAGCGCCTTCGCCTGCTCGACTGGATGCGGGCCAACCGCTGGATATACCGCCGAACCGGCTGTGCCCACTGGCTGGCTTACGAGCCGCGCATGGCGTCCGGCCTGCTGGACCACAAGGTGACCGTGATCGGCACTGACGACCTTGGCGACCGTCGCCTGGCTTCGCAGGTACGCGTCACCCCGAAGGGACTGACCAAGCTGGCCGAGAAGATCGCAGAAGGGGTGTTGTGATGGCTGGTGACTGGATCAAGATGCGCACCGCGCTGGCGGATGACCCTGCGGTGATTGCGATGGCTGATCGTCTCGGCGTAGACGAGTTCTCGGTGGTGGGTCGCCTTCATCATCTGTGGAGCTGGGCAGACAGTCAGTCACGCGATGGTCACGCTGTTGGCGTGACGGTTCGGTGGCTAAATCGCTATGTGCAGTGCGATGGCTTTGCCGAAGCGCTTGCCCATGTTGGCTGGCTGACCATCGACGACCAGGGGATCAAGTTCCCCAACTTCGACCGCCATAACGGTGAAAGCGCCAAGGCACGCGGTCTGGCGAAGAATCGCAAGCAGAAGCAGCGCGCAGGCGTCACGGACGAAGCGGGACAAGAGTCACGCAACGAGCGTGACGAAGGCGTGACCAGAGAAGAGAAGAGTAAAGAGCAAACAAACACTGGTGCGGGTGTGCCTGAGCCTGCGGGCGAGCAGGGCGGCCCGCAGCCGATGACCCTCGACTGGCAACCGGACGCCACTGTGCTCCGTGCCTACTCGATGCGCGCCGGCCTGGCCATGGCTCAGTTCACCGACGAAGTGATCGGCGCGTTCAGCGTCCACCACCACAGCAAGGGCACCATCGACACGCCAGCAGGCTGGGTAGGGCAGTTGGTCGGCTGGGTTCGTCGTGACACCACGCGCTCCGTCAGCCAGCGGCCTGCTCTGCGCGCCGTTCCCAGCGGCCAGTCGGTGGACTTCGAAAGCACTGGCTGGCTGGCAGGAGACATGCAATGAATCGCGCCGGTCAGATCGCCACCAGGGTGGCCAATCGTCCGCCGCAGCCGGCCGATGCCATCATCCGCAGCCTGGACGATGACGGCCGGAAGTCCGTGGAGACGCTGGTGAACAAACTCTTCCGCGAGATCCGTGGCGCTCGCTCTGGTTGGCGGCAGGCCTGGCCGACGACGGAGGCCCTGGACGCAGCAAAGGTGAGTTGGCTGAAGACCTTCCTGGAGAACGGGATCGGTGATTGGGACAACCAGGTGGCCTACGGCATGCAGCGTCTGCGCGCAGAGCCCAGCGACTGGGTGCCTTCCCCGGGCAAGTTCGCCACTTGGTGCCAGCCAACTCCCGAAGCCCTCGGCCTGCCGCCCCTGGAAGTCGCCTACGCCGAAGCGCTCAGCAAGAGCCACCCAGCCATGGCGGGCGAGGCGCGTTGGAGTAGCCCGGCGGTGTATCACGCCGCTGCACGCGCCGGGTTCAGCAAGCTGCAGTGTCTTGGTCGATCCGATGGACTGGCGGCCCTGGAAGAACAGTACCGGCGCATCAGGCAGCAGTTGGTTCGGGGAGAGCAGCTCCCACCGGTCCCGCAAGCAGCCATTACCGTTCAGCCGCACCGCACGCCGGAGGTCGGCCGAGCCGCCCTGGCCGAGCTGCGCGCCAAGCTGAAAGGAGCACGACATGTCTGACCTGACGCCCCTGAAGTGGCGCGCCAAGCAGGACGCAGCCGGCAAGGAGATCCCGAAGTGCTGGCAGACCGATAGCGGTTACACCGTGGCCGAGGTGGAGCGCACGGCGATGCGGTTCGCTGTCACCCGCCCTGGTGGCAAGCTCCCGTCGTTCTACACCAAGACCCGTGATGAAGTTCTGGCGGTTATCAAGGCCGACATGCAGGCCCACGAGGTTACCCATGCTGACGCCTGAGCAGATCGTCGCCATGACGGGCGAGCAGTTGCTGGCGGCCAAGGCTGCAGGTACTGCGCGCGCAAAGCTCAACAGGGAGTGCCAGTGCTTCGCGGCGGGCGTCAAGACCAAGCGCACGCGTGGCGGCTCGAAGATCCGGGCCCGGCGAGTGGCGAAGACGGATTGGTCGAGGCTCCGCAAGCTGGAGGATCAGGAGCGCGACATCAGGGCCGAGCTCTACCTTCTGGACGAAGAGATGAAGCGGAGGGCTCATGCCGAAAAAGAGCGGGCCTGACTTCAAGAAGGAGCTTGTGCCGGTCCAGCGTTGCCGCACCTGCATGTCGAAAGGTGTCGTCGAGGGCATCTTCTACCAGCTCCCATGCGAGGACTGTAAGGGCATTGGTTGGGTGGCGCAGCCAGGCCATGAGGCGAGCCTGGAGGAAATAGCGCGCGCCCTGGGTGCGAAGGTGAACAAGGCCGAGAACGATCTCGCCGAGCGGATCCGCATCTCCGTCATCGCTGGCAAGAGCGACAGCGAGTGGAACAACAAGAAGGGCCCAGGCGGCTCTCACTATCGAGGGGATTGACCAATGCGACAGTCCCTTCAGAAAAAGCCCAAGGCGAAGAAGTGCAAGCAATGCCGAGCGCCGTTCAGTCCCGATCGCCAGTTGCAGGCTGTATGCAGCCCGCTTTGTGGTTTGAAGTTGGTCGCCGCGCAGCGCGAGAAAGATCGGGTGGCGTTCCAGCGCCGGGAGCGGCGCGAGATCAAGGAGCGCAAGGAGAAGCTGAAGAGCAGGGCGGATCACCTGAAGGAGGCTCAGCAGGCCTTCAACGAGTACATCCGCCTGCGCGACGCCGACAAGCCCTGCATCTCTTGTGACCGCCACCACCAAGGCAAGTACGACGCCGGCCACTATCGATCGGTGGGTGCATGCCCCGAGTTGCGCTTCGACGAGGACAACGTCCACAAGCAGTGCTCGCCCTGCAACACGCAGCTGTCCGGGAACATCCTGGAGTACCGAATCCGCCTCATCCAGCGCATCGGTGTCGATCGAGTGGCGCGACTGGAAGGTAAGCACGAACCGCTGAAGCTCAGCGTTGAACAGATCAAGGCCCTGAAGGCCTACTTCCGCGCCAAGGTGCGCGAGCTGAAAAGGGGAGCGGCATGAATAGCGAGAGGACCACCGAGAGCTTGCTGGAGCAATGGGGTATTTGGGTCAGGCAGGGCACTGGAAACCTGTCGTGCGCGGCCCCGAGCTGGTCTCTGCCGACGGCACGACTGACTGATGACGAAGGGCTCGAGATAGACAGACTTGTAGCGATGCTGGGGAGGCGTCACCCCGAGCGCGGCGAGGCCCTGATGCGCTACTACACCACGGGGAAGACCTACAAGCAGGTGGGCGCATCCCTCGGGATGGGCGAGGAGCGTGCGCGCCAGACAGTCATGGCGGGAGTCGCTTGGGTGGATGGAGCTCTAGAGGCCAAGCGCGCAAAACTAGCCGCTTGATTTCCCCGGGGAAAAACCCTACAGTTTGCCATAGAGTGCAGCTTGCTGCGCAACCAACAGAACCCGGCCATCGCGCCGGGTTTTTTCGTCCTGAGATGTCGCTTTGCTATTGAAATGATATTGAACGCCCCCATACCTCCATCTCCCTACCTGCAATGGAGATGTAGATATGTCCGATTTCGTGAAGGGCGACGAGGTCCAGCTGAAGTCCGGCGGTCCCAAGATGGTGATCTCCGAGTTGGGTGACTTCAGCCCAATGGGGCCGACCGAAGGAGCGCGTTGTGTGTGGTTCGACAAGACGAAGAAAATGGAAGACGTGTTCGATGTAGCAGTGCTTAAGAAGGCCTCCGCATCGGGGATTGGCACAGTCGCTGTTCGTCGAGGTTAGCCAAAAAGCTCCAACCAACAGCCCAGCCATAGAGCTGGGCTTTTTGTTGCCCACGATTTTAGGTGCGCGCTCCTTGCTCCTTGCTCCTTGCTCCTTAGCCCGCAGCACGCGCGGGCCTTTTATTTACGTAGTGCCAGGGCTGGCCAAGCCTGGGGACACACCCATGAGGAATCACACCATGACCGAGCCGGCCTCGACAGCAGTTGGCGGGATCGCGCTCTACAAGCTCGGCGCCTTTGGCTTCTTCGCCATACTCGCCGCCATCCTGGTAATGGCAATGACCCTGCCCAAAACGGTTCGGGAATTCGTTGTCGCAATGACCTGCACGGTGGTGTCGAGCGTGTGCGGCGGGGCGTTCGTGGTCCGCTGGTTCGACCTCGGAAGCTGGGTACAGGACGACGTGGGGATGATCGCCATTTGCGGCATCATCTTTGTCTGCGGCCTCCCTGCCTGGGTTATCGTCCGCGCCTGGTTCGCTTGGAGCGAGGCCCGCAAGGGTGTCGGCCTGCCTGATCTGGCAAAGGAGTTCCGTGAAGGAACGGGGCTGTGATCAGTATCAGTCCGGGGACGGTCAGTGACTTCCTCGATGAGCTGATCGACCTCGAGGAGAACCAGGTGCCGTTTGCTGCGGCGCTCGCGCTGACCCGCACCGCTCAGGCTGTCGAGCAGGTGCTGGTCAGCCAGATGCGGACCGTGTTCGACCGCCCGACCCCGTACACGCTGAACAGCCTTCGCGTTTTCCCTGCCACCAAGGAGAAGCTGGTGGCCAGGGTGTGGATGAAGGACGAGTCGGTGAAGGCTGAGCCTGCCACGCGCTGGCTTACCCCTGAGATCTACGGCGGCGACCGCCAGACCAAGCGAGCAGAGCGGCAACTGCGAGAGCGCGGCATCTTGCCCGAGGGTAAGTACGTTGTGCCTGGGGCAGGGGCCAAGCTGGACAAGTACGGCAACATGGTGCGCGGCCAGGTCACCAAGGCCATGTCAGGCATCGGTGGCTTCACTCAGCAAGGGTACGACGCCAACGCCACCACCAGTGCGCGCAGCACCAAGAAGGGCAACTACCGTCGCTACTTCGTGATGCATGGCCCTGATCGCCAGCCAATAGGTATTGCCGAGCGCACTGCCAAGGGCAAGGACGGGCTGGCCATGATCCTGGCGTTCGTGTCGAAGCCTACCTATCGCAAGACGTTCGACTTCCATGAGATCGCTCAGCGCGAGGCTGAGGCGAGGTTGCGCGACGAGGCCGTGAAGGCTGTCGAAGAGGCTCGCCGCACCCGTCGCCGCCGGTGAGATGTGGCACGTCACTTCCCCACTGGCTTGGAGTTGTGGCACGCCAAACCCCCGGAAGCTGAAACTTGTGCCCGAAAAAATCGCGATAGCTGCAGACCCGTGGGGGGATTTTGGGTCCTCCCGGGAGGGGTGTGGCCTGAGGGTAATTCGAGCCCCGCGCGCCAATCATGTATGACCAAAATTCGGAGGTTGGTTGTTGTTTAGTCATGGCCAAAAACGAAACAACCAGGCAGCCGGGATGGTTGAACAAATCCGAGATGGCGAAGAGCCTCGGCATTTCCCCGCAAGCCTTTGATAAATGGGGCGTGGAGCCGGTTTCCCGGATTGGCCGTGAGGCTTTCTACCGGGTGCAGGATGTGGTGCAAAACCGCGTCGACCACGCCGCCCGGAAACAACAACCTGAGGGTGGCGGCGAGACGGTTATCGATCCGCTGCTCGAGTACAAACTGGTCCAGGAAAAGCTCCGGCTCACTTCCGCCCAGGCAGACGCCCAGGAGAAGAAGAACCAGGTAGCTGAGAAACAACTGGTCCCGGTCCCATTTGCCACCTTCGCGCTGGCCAAGATCGCCGCTCAGATCGGCTCGAAGCTGGAGACCGTCGGCAAGACGGTGAGCAGGCGACACCCCGACATCGACCCACGCATTCTGGAAACCGTCGAGCGGGAGATCGCCCTGGCGCGAAACATCGCCTCGCAGTTTGGCGATGACCTTCCGGAAACCCTCGATGAGTATCTCGCAACCCTGGATCAGTGACCTCAGCAAGGCTGTTGGTCTGGGGTTGCTCGCCCTGCATAAGGAGCCGCCGCTGACGGCGGTGGAGTGGGCGGACAAGCATTTTTACATGTCGTCCGAGTCTTCCTACAACGAGGGGAAGTGGAAGACTGATCCGTTCCAGGTGGCGATTCTGAACGCTATGGGGAACGACCTGATTTCGGTCGTGAACTTCGTCAAGTCGGCACGCATCGGCTACACGAAGCTGCTGATGGCGAACATCGGCTACAAGATTCAGCACAAGCGCCGCAACGTGATGATGTGGAGCCCGACCGATCCGGACTCCGAGGACATCAGCAAGAGCCACGTCCGCGGACTGATCCGCGACGTGCCGGTGCTCTACAAGCTCTTCCCCTACCTGGACCGTAAACACAGCGACAACACGCTGGACCAGAAGGTCTTCACCAACCGGAAGACGCTCTGGATTCGCGGCGGCAAGGCCTCCCGCAACTACCGCGAGAAGTCCGCGGACGAGGTCATCTACGACGAGCTTTCGAACTTCGACGCCGACGTGGAGGGCGAGGGCGACCCGGTGACCTTGGGCGACAAGCGCCTGGACGGCGCGGTCTACCCGAAGTCCATCCGTGGTTCGACCCCGAAGAAGGTCGGCACCTGCCAGGTAAGCAAGGCGGCGGCCGAGTCACCCATTCGGCTGCGCTTCTTCGTCAAGTGCCCGCACTGCCATCAGGAGCAGACCCTGAAGTGGGGCGGCAAGGACTGTGAGTACGGCCTGAAGTGGGATAAGGACGCGCTCGGCGAGGCGACCAAGGCCTGGTACGTCTGCGAACACTGCACATGCTGCTTCTTCCACCAGGACATGGTCGAGGCCTCGAAGGATGGCCGGTGGATCTGCGAGGAGACCGGCATCTGGACGCGTGACGCCATGGACTGGTTCGGCCGCGATGGCGAGCCAATCCGCACCCCTCGGTCGATCGCCTTTTACTGCTGGGCGGTCTACAGCACCTGGAGCACCTGGCTCAAGATCGCCACCGACTGGCTGAAGGTGAAGGGCGATCTGCAGAAGCTGATCACCTTCGTCAACACGACGCTCGGCGAAACCTGGGACGACGACCAAGGCGAGAAGGTGGACTGGGAAGTTCTCTATGGGCGTCGCGAGGTGTTCCCAGAGGTGCCGCAGCAAGCCGTCGCCCTGATGGGCGGCATCGATACACAAGACGACCGCCTGGAAGGCCGCGTCTGGGCCTTCGGACCCGGTGAGGAGGCCTGGCTTGTTCATCGCTTCATCCTCACTGGCGACCCAGCCAGCGAGGAACTCAGGCGAAAGGTTGGCCTTGAGGTGCATCGGCAGTTCACCCGCGAGGACGGCTTGATCATGCGCGTGGAACGGTGGTGCTGGGATGCCGGCGGCCACTACTCGGACGAGGTGGCCGCGGAGAGCCGCAAGCATGGCGCGATGTGGGTCATCCCGGTATTCGGCGCGAGCACATACGGCAAGCCGATCGCCAACTTCCCGAGGAAGAAGAAGGACCACGTCTACAAGACCGAGGTCGGTACCGACAACGCGAAGGAGCTGATCTACAGCCGCTTGCGGCTACAGGTCGACACAGCCAAATCGCGCGCCGGCCATGCACAGCCTGGGGTCGTTCACTTCCCGGCAAATGACGATGTCTGCGATGAGGCGGAGCTGAAGCAGATCACCGCGGAGAAGAAGAAGGCCGCGATGGTGAAGGGCAAGCGGGTGTTGCGCTGGGACTCCGGCGGGCGCCGCAACGAGGCCCTCGACTGCTTCGTGTATGCCCTGGCCGCCTTGCGCATCAGCCAGGCACGGTTCGGTCTTGATCTCGATGTACTTGCAGAACAGCCAGAGCCTGGGGGCTCCACCGCAGTCGATAACGCGGAGGAGCGCCCGCGCGCCAAATCCTCCTACTGGAACAGAAAATAATGTCCTACACCCTGGAGCAATACAAAGCCCTGAAGGCCGCCCTGGCCGGCGGTGAGCTGCAGGTGCGTTACGCGGATCGTTCCGTCACCTACCGCAGCGTCGACGAGATGATGCGAATCCTTCGCCAGATGGAGGGGGAACTGGGCCTGAACGCCAACAGCAACGGTGGACGGCGCTTCGCCTCCTTCTCGAAAGGCTACTGACATGGGACTTTTCGACACCCTGTTTCCCGGCCGGGCCGCGAGACGCGCCGAGTCACGCCTGCAGAAAATGAAGGCTGACCTGCAGATCAAGGTCTTGGAGCGCCGTTTCGAGGGTGCTGCGGGCGGCCGCAGGAATGACGGATGGCGGAGCACCGGAGCGGACGCCAATGCAGAGAACGGCCCGGCGCTGGCCCGTCTGCGCAACCGTGCCCGGGATCTCCGGCGCAACAACCCTTATGCGGAGCGCGCTGTTACCGGCATCGCGGACAACGTGGTCGGCGCGGGCATCGTGCCGCGTCCGCTGGGAAAGACGCGCGCCAACAAGAAGCTGGCGGACCTGTGGCGGGCCTGGGCCGAAGAAACGCTTTGCGATGCCGATGGCCTCGAGAACTTCTACGGCTTGCAGCACAAGGTCATGGAGGCGGTTCCTGAGGGCGGGGAAGTGCTGATCCGGCGCCGCTGGCGGAAGTCCTCGGACAATCTTCCAGTGCCCTTGCAGTTGCAGGTGCTGGAGGCTGATTTCCTCGATGAGGAGAAAAGCGGGCCTTACGGCGCGAACCAGATCATCCAGGGGATCGAGTTCAGCCCAATCGGAAAGCGGGTGGCCTATTGGTTGTTCGACACGCATCCCGGCGCGAACAGCACCTGGCGCGCGCTAGAGTCCCGTCGCATCCCGGCAGAGGACGTGATCCACGTCTTCCTCCCGAAGCGGCCTGGGCAGGCCCGTGGTTACACCTGGTTTGCACCCGTGATGCAGCGTCTGCGCAACTTCGACGAGATGGAAGACGCGGTGATGGAGCAGGCGAAGATCGCCGCTTGCTTCGCAGCCTTTGTGACCAAGGATGACCAGTCCCAGGGCGGCCGCAAAGCCACCCCTCTGGTCGAGCGTGTCGAGCCTGGGATCATCCAGGAGCTGGCGCAAGGCGAGGACGTCACCTTCGGCACGCCGCCCACCTTCAACGGGTATGACTCCTATGCATGGCAGGGGCTGCACGCCATTTCGGTGGGACTTGGGGTTCCTTACGAGTTGGTGACCGGCGACCTGAAGGGGGTGAACTTCTCCAGCGGCCGCATGGGTTGGCTCCACTTCGCGCGCCGCGTCGACGTGTGGCAGTGGCGAATGCTGATTCCCCAGCTCTGTGGCGGCGTGTGGACCTGGTTCATGGAGGCCCAGGCGCTGCTTCCCGACGGTGTTCGCGAGGATGTGAAGGCGGATTGGGTTCCCCCTCGCCGGGACATGGTTGATCCGAAGTCCGAACTGGAGACCGTCAAAGAGCGGATTCGCCAAGGGCTGGTCACCTGGCCCAACGCCTTGCGCGAGGTGGGGATCACTGACCCGGAAGCGCATGCCGCTGAGATCGCAAAGGCCAACGCCTTGTTCGACAAGCTCGGCCTGGTCCTGGACTGCGACCCGCGCAAAGTCTCCAACGCTGGCCTGACCCAGGCCAGGCCTGTCGGCACGCAGCTGCCGTCAACCGATATCAACCCTGCTTCCGAGCAGCCGACTGGCGAGGACATCAGCGATGCCGGCGACCAATAAGACGCATGAAACCCCCATGCTGCAGTTGCGGGCGGCCGTTCGCCCTGACTCGGTGAACATCGAAGAACGGACCGTCGAAATCACCTGGACTACCGGGGCGAAGGGCCGCCGATGGTCCTGGGACATCGGCAGTTACATGGAAGAGCTGGAGGTCAGCGAATCGGCTGTCCGTCTGGAACGTCTGAACAACGGCGCTCCCTTCCTCAACACCCACAGCACCTGGGAACTCGGCGACGTCATCGGCGTGGTCGAGCGTGCCTGGCTGGAAGGCGGGGAGGGGCGGGCGCTGGTGCGCTTCAGCCAGCGCGAGGACGTCGAGCCGATCTTCCGTGATGTGCGAGACGGCATTCTCCGAAACATCAGCGTCGGCTACTCGGTGCATCGCTACGAAATGATCGAAGCGCCCGACGACAAGCTGACCACCTACCGCGCGGTGGACTGGGAGCCCATGGAGCTCTCATTGGTGCCTATCGGCTTCGACGACGGGGCAAAGACCCGAGGCGCGAAGCAGGAGGCCGACTACAAGGGCCCGCGCTTCAACACCCTTTTCGAGACCCGGGAGGCCGAGGCGCCTACCGACCAACCGGCCGCCGTGGCCAACCCCAACGAGGAAAACGAGATGACCGATGAAGAGAAACGCGCGGCCGAAGAGCTGATCCGCCGTGAAGGCGCCGAAGCTGAACGCAAGCGCGGCACCACCATCCGCTCCATGGCCAAAAAGGTGGGCCTGGACGATGCCTTTGCCGACGAGCTGGTTGGGCGCGATATCTCCATCGCAGAAGCCAGCACCGCAATTATCGACAAAGTGGCTGAGCGCCAAGCTGGCAGCCAGCCAGAATCCCGCAATACCCAGCCCACCGTCAGCAGCACGGTGGACGCCGGCGTATTGGCCGCCAAGCGCGAAGCGATGCAAAACGCATTGCTCCATCGCTGTAACTCCACGATCAAGCTGGAAGAAGCAGCCCGCGAGTTCCGCGGCATGCGCCTGATCGACATGGCGCGCGAGTCGATCGAGCTGGCCGGCGGCACCGTGCGTGGCATGACTCAGCAGGAGATCGCACGCGCCGCCTTGGGCTGTGACCGTCAGGCAGTACGCGCTGCCGGCATGCACACCACCAGCGACTTCCCGCTGCTGCTCGGAGGCACCGTGAACCGCACCCTGCGCGCGGCCTACGATCTCGCCCCGCAGACCTGGCGTCCACTGGGGCGTCAGACCACCGTACCGGATTTCCGCGCAGTCACCCGCGCGGCGCTGGGTGACATCTCCGCCCTGGAGCAGGTGAAGGAGCATGGTGAGTACAAGTACGGCGCCCTGAGCGAAGATGGTGCCCCGCTGAAGGTCGCCAAATTCGGCAAGATCATCGCGATCACCTGGGAGGCGATCGTTAACGACGACCTAGGCGCACTGTCCCGAATCCCGCAGGCCCTTGGCGCCGCCGCCGCGCAGACCGAGTCTGACCTGATCTGGGCTCTGCTGCTGGGCAACCCGAACTTCACCGACGGCGCGCCACTGTTCGACGCGAGCCACGGCAACCTCGCCGCCGCCGGCGGTGCGATCAACACCACCACGCTGGCGGCCGCCCGCGCAGCCATGCGGAAGCAGAAGTCGAAGGCCGGCCACTTCCTCAACCTTGGCCCGGAATACCTGATCGTTGGCCCGGACAAGGAGCTGGAAGCCTTCCAGTTCACCAGCTCCCAGTACGTGCCGGCCAAGAACGCCGACATCAACGACAGCCGCAACACTGCTCTGACCGTGATCGTCGATGCTCGCATCACCGGCAATCAGTGGTACCTCTACGCCGCCCCCGGCGTAGTGGACACCTTCGAGTACGCCTACTTGGAAGGCGAGCAGGGCGTGTTCACCGAGACCCGCGAGGGCTTCGAGGTGGACGGCATGGAGATCAAGGCGCGCCTGGTCTTCGGCGCGGCCTGGATCGACTACCGCGGCGCCTACAAGAACCCGGGCGCCTGATCGGCCGGATCGAACCCTGCAGGGCGCCTCATGGCGCCCTTTCTGTTTCTGCTTCTCCCTCGCGAGGTGACACATGAAATCCTTCATCCAGCACGGCGACTGCACCACCGTACCCGCTCCGGCGGGCGGTACCACTTCCGGTCAGCTGTACAAGGTCGGCGCCTTCATCGGCGTAGCGGCTACCACCGAAGCGGCCGGCGATCCGGTCGTCCTCAAGCTCAATGGCGTGTTCGAGCTCAGCAAGATCAGCGCCCAGGCCTGGGCTGTTGGTGATCTGCTGTACATGAACACCAGCAGCCGCGCCCTGACCAACGTCTCGGCCACTGGCCTGGTGCTTGTCGGCGCCGCCACCGAGGCCGCCGCCAATCCGTCGGCTGTCGGTCGCGCGCGCCTGAACGGTGTCTCCGCGCCGGCCGCCGTGGCCTGACCATGACCTGGGCCGCGATGCGCGACCGCCTGCATGAGCGGGTGGTTGAGCGGCTGAACGACGGGACTGCCGAGTACCGGGCCAAGGATGGCAGCTTGGTGATCAGCAACCTGACGGTCATCGTCGACCACAACCTGATGCAGAACGGCCCCAATGGCGTGATGCGTTCGGAGGCGGTCGGCATCAGTTGGCGAAAGCCACTCCTCGATGCCGTGGAGCGGGGTGGCATGTTCGTGCTGTGTTGCGGCCGGCGCCTGCTGGTCGAAGACATCGCAGCCGACGACGGCCACATGATGACTGCTGCCTGCATGGAGTCCCCATGAGCAACATCCTCACCAGCGTCCGCCAGTCGCTGATCCGGCGTGTCGAGCAAATCACCGTCGAAAACGGCTACCTGACCAACATCGGCCAGGAGGTTAGGACGGGCTGGCTGAACGAGGTACTGACCGAGAAAGGCTTGCCGCAGCAGTTCGTCCTGATCCAGAAGGCGCCGAACCGCCCGCCGGAGGGCAAGCCGGCCGCGCTGCGGATGCACGTTGGGTACTTCGTCATCGGTCTTGTTCGCACGGACGTTGCCATCTGCGAGGAAGCGCTCGAGTCCATGGAATTGGATATCAGCCAGGCCTTCGTCCCCGTAGAGGGCCTGCTTCCGAAGTGGCTTCCCAGGGGGTGCACCGGCAGCACCGTTGGCTCCTCAGACCCTTTCCCGCCAGGCAATGGCCAGCCCTACGCCGGCGTCATCGTTCCCGTCCACATCACCACCATCATCCAGGAGAAGATCCGCCGATGAGCGAAGAGAAAGCCGTGCAACCGGTCGAGGTCAAACTCGCCGGCGAGCACACCCACAAGGGCGTCGACTACAAGGCCGGCGACAAGATCAAGGTGACCCCGCGCCAGAAGGCTTTCCTCGAGGAAGCGAAGAAGGTCGAGTGCCCACCCACCACCGCGAAGGAGGCCTAAGCCATGGCCATTGTTAAAGAGACGGTCGTGATCGGCGGCCACCTGAAAGCGCGCGAAGTTGGCTCGGGGCTTCCTTTCCAGAAAGTCGGCCTGGTCTCCACGATCCAGCACGCAACCGAAACCAACAGCCTGACACTGGCAGACACCACCACCCCGCAGGGTGGTGAGTACGACAGCCTGGACCGCGTCACCAGCGTGTCGCTCTCCATCAACTTCCGCGAGATCTTCAGTTGGGTTCTCGCTGCGCTGGTATGGGGCAACGTCACCAGCGTCGCCGCGACTACCGTAACGGGTGAAGAACACGTTGCTGATGTGGACGGCACCATTGCTCTGGCGCAGATGCCGCTCACCATCTCCAGCGTGAGCAACGAGGCTGGCACCACCGATTACGACGAGTTCGACGACTGGGTCATGACTGGCTCGGGCATCGAAGTTGTCGCCGGCGGCGCACTTGAAGCAGCGATCAAAGCGGCCGCCCCGGGCACGCCCTTCAAGGTGAGCGTGGACTACAGCTCCGCCGCAGTCGACGTAATCGAGGCGCTGACCAACAGCGGCAAGACCTTCGAGTTCCTCTTCGAGGGCGAGAACGCCGCCGGCACTCAGAAGCGCGTCGAGGCGCGATTCTTCCAGTGCCGCCTCAATCTGGCGACCCAGATGGACTGGATCAACACCGAAGACTTCGGCGGCTTCCAGGCCACCGCGAAGGTGCTCCGCGACTCCACTAAGGTTGGCGCCGGCACTTCGAAGTACTTCAAGATCAAGAAGGAAAAAGCTGCAGCCTGACTTCCCTGATACAGTTCCTCCGGATCAAAAGGGAGGAACTGTCATGAGGATGATTTCAGGAGTAGTAGTTGCAGCCCTGGTCTTTCTGGCTACGCAGGGAGAGGCTGGCCCGGTCTACAAGTGCACGTCCCAAGAGGGAAAGCCGGTTTTCTCGGACAAGCCCTGTGCCCATGACGCAGAGGAAATTACGGTAAGGGACAACCACATCGGTGGAAACTTTTCGCCTTCCGATCAGTGGCTGGAAATGGACAGCCGTCGCCCTGGCCCAAATATTCGGGCTCAGGCGAGATCGGGCTCCAATAGCCCATGCGCGCAGTTCTCCACGACTGAGCTGAGGACATACGTTATTCGCCATCAAGTGGTCGTTGGGATGACCGCTTCAGACGCTTTGAGCGCCTGGGGGTCGCCAAATAGGATCAATGGTTCGCAGTATGCCTACCACTGGAACGGTGGAGGTTCCTCCTACTTTTACGTACAGGGCGGCTGTGTCAGCTCTGTCGACGGAGGCTATCAAGGCTGATAGCCATAGATAAACACCAGAGCCCCGCTAATGTGCGGGGCTTCTTTTTTCTGGAGACCCTATGTCTGAAGCCTCTGGCTGCCGCCCCGTTGAAATTGGCGGGCAGCATGTAATCGTCCGGGAAATGACGGTCGCCCAGGTCCGCCAGTTAATGGACACCGTCACTGCCGACACGCTCGGGGATTCTCTGCTGGGCGGGGCCCTCCGCCTTCACGATTTGGCGGCTATGTCATCCCTCACTGCTGCTCAGATCGACGAGATGAGGCCCTCGGAGCTGGAGGAGCTGGCGAAGGTCTGTCGCGAGGCAAACCGCCATTTTTTCGAGATGCTGGAGCGACTAGGGAGAGTCCTGGTTCCGCTCTAGCTCGCCTCGACGAAACCATCGCCCTGATGGTTCGCGTCGGACACCAGAACGTCCTTTCCTATCCATGGAGCCTGTTTCTCCGGGCCCTGAAGGTGTGAGCCATGACCGATGTAGAGCTGCGGCTGACGGCCGACGACGCCGAAGCGCGCCGCGCTGTCTCCGGCTTCCGCGCTGAATACCAGAAGCTGGTCAAAGACGTCGAGCGCCCGCTGCGTCAGGTGAATGCCTTCCGGGATCTGGAGAGCCAACTGGATAGCGGGTCGAGGACCATTCGCCGCGCGCGCGAACGGGTACGCGAGCTTGGCGACGAGATCGCTCGGACGGACGCCCCGACCAAAGCACTCCAGGCCAGTTACAAGTCGTCGGTGGCAGACCTGCAGCGCCTGGAGCGTGCAGAGGCTCAGCAGATCGTGCGGTTGTCCAGCATGCGAGCCGAGTTGCAGGCAGCGGGCGTCGACACCAAGAACTTGGCAGCCGAACAGAACCGCCTGCGCGCTGAGCTTGGCCAGCGGCAGGCGGCAGGCCGTGCAGATGCCGACCTCTCTGCCGCCAGCGGGACTCTTGGCGTTGATCGTTTGCGCACGCTGCAGGCCCAGCTGCGCACGCTGCCCGCCGACTACGAGCGGCTCAGCCGCGCTGGGTTCAAGTCGGCGGTCGAGCAATCGGCTGCTCAACTGCAGCTCCAGCGGCGCCTGGAGGAGACTCGCCGGGAAATCCAGGAACTGACCGTCGCAAGCCAGGGCGCAGGGCGCCTGCAGGGGCTCGTCAACGGTGCTGCCGGTCTGGGTATCGGGCTCGGCGTAACTGAGGCAGTTGGCGCATACATCAAGGCTGCTGACCAGGTGAAGAACCTGCAGTCTCGCCTTCGTCTGGCGACCAACGATCAGGAAGAGTTCAACACGGCGCAGCGCGAGCTTGGCCGCCTGGCGAACGAGAATCAGGCGCCGATCTCCAGCCTTTATTCGCTGTACACCCGCTTGGCGCCGAGCCTGACGGAGTTGAAGCGGGGACAGAAGGACCTCCTGGGTGTGATCGAGGCAGTGTCTGCGTCGACCCGTATCAGCGGCGCGAGCGCGGAGGAGGCGGACGCTTCCATTATCCAGTTCGCCCAGGCGCTGGGCGCTGGCGCGCTGCGCGGTGACGAGTTCAACTCCATCGCCGAGCAGACACCGCGCCTGATGCGCGCCTTGGCCGATGGCCTTGGCGTCGCCCGGGGTGCCCTGAAGCAAATGGCGAACGACGGTCAGCTGACCGCCAACGTCGTCATCAACGCCTTGCTGAAGCAACTGCCGCAGCTGCGCGCAGAAGCGGCAGCGCTGGAAAAAACCACCGGCGGGCAGTTCCAGGTGCTGGCGAACGAGGCCACCCAGGCTGTCGGCGCCGTGGACGAACTGACCGGGCAGACCAAGGCCTTGGCAACGGGGCTTGGTTTCGTGAGTCGAGCCCTGAAGACTGTCAGTGATGGGTTCAAGTCGTTCAACAAAGGCGGCTTTTCGGCGCTGTTTGAATTCAACAGCCAGTCCACCCAGGACAACGCCATAGCGGAAGTGGAGAAGTCGATCGCCCGGGTCTTGGCGGCGAAGAAGGAGCTGCAGGATAACGGAAACCTGAGCATCCTGAGTTTTCTTCGCTTCGGCACGGCAGACATGGCAGAGCTGGATCGCCAGCAGGCTGAGTACGAAAAATACCTGGACGAGCTGAAGGCTGCTCGGCAGAAGGCAGAGGACGAAGCCAAGCAGAAACGGGTAGCGAAGGCGGAGGCCGAAGAAGCCAAGGAGCGGGAGCGCAACTACCAGGAGCAGCTGCGCGCCCTTGATGGTTTCGCTGGAAGCGAGCGGGTGCTGCAGGCGGCGCGCGAAGCTGGAGAGCGTGGATTCCAGGACCGGATTGACCGCGCTCGCCAAGGCGGCCTGGCGAAGCTGAAGGGTTACCTTAACCAGCAGTATCAGGAGCTGAAGAAGGCCCAGGCCAATTACGAGCAGGTGGTCGGCGAAACCGAGACGATCCTGAAGCCCTTCAAGGATCTCACGCAGTCGTTCAAAGATGGCACGGCTGGGCCGGCGGCGGCTGCCAGTTACGGCCAGGTACAGGACCTGAAGCTGAAGGCGCGGTCTCAGATTGACAGCGATCCGCAGAAGGCAATCGAGTACGCCAATAAAGCTCGTGAGGCGCTGGAGCAACTGCTGTCGGCGGGAACCAATACCTACGGCCTTCAAGGTGTGGCGCAGGAGCTGGAAGATATCGCCACGGCTGCGCAAGAAGTGCGGAAGGTCCGTGCTGCGGATATTCAGACCAGCGTCCAGGACAGTATCTCGGAGCTGGTACGCCAGGCGGATGCGCTGAAAAATCTCAGCATTTCCGTCTCCTGGGACCAGGCCAATGAGGAGCAGATCAAGGCCCGTATGCTGGCACTGTCCAAGGCTATCGCCGAGCAGTTGAAGTTCCAGGTGCAGGTCACCGCTCCGGATGTCGATTCCAACGTGGCCCGCGTTACCGCCGACACTCCAGCAGCGCCGCCAGGGTTTGCAGATGGCGGCTGGACAGGACCTGGCGCCCGGCTGCAGCCAGCCGGCGTGGTGCACGCGGACGAGCACGTGCAGCCGAAGCGTGTCGTCAACGAACCGGGGGCACTCAGTTTCCTAGAGCGTGTTCGCCGCAACGGTTTCACCCGAACCATGGCGGATCTGCACGCGCGCCTTTCGGCAGGACTTCCTGGCTATGCGGATGGCGGTTTGGTCAGGGCGGTCACGGTGCCGAGCATTCCAGACTTTTCGCCCTCGGTGCAGGCCGGCGCCAGTGGCGACGGTCTCGGTACGGTTGTCCTGCACCTCGACGGGCAGGAATACCGAATGCAGGCCGGTCAAAGCCAATTCGATGCGCTGCACCGAGCGGCACTCAAGAAGGGCCGTCGCCGACCTTCGTAAAACAATCAGCCCCGCGCAGCGGGGCTTTCTTCTTTCTGGAGCTGCTGAATGTCTCTACCCATGGTGATGCTGGGCGGGGTGCCTATCGTTCTGCACGCTGGCGCGGTGTCGCAGTCCATCACGCCGCTCGGTGGGCCGGAGGTCGTTCGCCTGAGCGGCGGGGTGGGCGTGCCGATGACCCATTGGCAGCGCTCGGCCATTTCCCTCAGCGGCTCGGGGTACATGCCGCCAGGGCTCGACGGCATCGACTACACGCAGCCGCTTGAGCTGCGCTGCACCAAGCACCTCTCCATCGTGAGTGCGGGAAGGAATTTCGTGCTCCAGGGCACGCCTCGGCCGGACTTTCCACCTTGGGCGCTCGCGCTGGTCGGCAAGGAGTGGGTGGAGACAACGCTGGTGCTATCCGGCGCGGGCGTCGAAGTCACCGAGGTCCTGGGCGCCTCGTTCTATCAGGTCTGCTGGATGCCGGTTTTCATCGTCTCGGCCAAGCGCCCGCAGGGCGATATGGACGCCGCCGCCAACGTCGACGGCTGGCAAATCAACTGCGAGGAGCTGTAAATGCTGAACGGCCTGCCACTCAACAGCGCCGCGCTGAACGCGCTCTGGCAGTCATCCGTTGCCCCGCCGGAGCCAACCTTGCCCACCGCGCTGGTCTGGGCCTGCCGCGTCCGTCTGGGCGTGGAGAATGTGAGTGCGCAGCTCACCGGCAAGGTGCGCATTGAGCGAGAAGAGGGCGCTGCCGCGATCGCCGAGCTATCACTCTACCTCCCGGGCGAAGCTATCGATGTGGTGAGCTGGACCGGAAGGCCCCTGGAAATCTACTTCCAGCACCTGGTCGCCGGCGTCTGGGTTGAGGAACTGCGCTTTTCCGGCTGGCTTGAGCAGCCGACTTTCGACCCGCGCAACCGCATCGTTTCCTGCGAGGCGACGGACCGTCTGCAGGATCTGGTGGAGGCGATGGAAATCGACAGCATCGACCTGCTCACCGGAGGCACTTGGTCGGCGGACGTCTTCGAAGCGGTCGATGGTCGCTCGCGCTGGGATTACGCCATGGAGCGCATGGGGACGTTACCCGCCAGCCTGGATCGGTCCGTGTCTGGACAACTGCGGGTGACGCCCTGGACCCGCACGGCCCCGGTTGCGGTTTTCGCTCCGGGATCGACCGTCGATCAGTCGCTTACTGTGGAGTTCGCCAAGCTTTCAGGCCGGGTGAATCGTGTCGCGCTGTCGATCGATTACCGATACAGCCGCCTGCGAGAGCGCAGCTACTCATACGGGTGGCAGCATCCCGATATCGTGGGGTGGAGCGAGAGCCAAGGCTTTTGCCTTTGGCGGCACAACACCACGGAGTTGCCCACCACCGATATGGTGCGCGATGCGCTCAGCTCGGCGGGTCTGCACTCGATGATGGGTGGTTCCTTCCTGACCGTGCCGCTGTCAGGGGTCTACTGTGACCCGCCACAAGGGTGGACGAACGTTTTCAATAACCTGCTGTTGGCGTTTAACGTGTTCGGTGGCGTGCGCTGGGTGCAGCCCATCACCGAGAAGTACGTTCTGACCGTCGAAGCGCCGGCCAGCGTTGCACAGGCCGGCGAGGTTCTGCGGCGAGATGGGACGGCAATTGAAAGCGAGTTGGATCGCGCAAAGACTTGGGAGTCCGACGAGTTCACAAACTCGGAGCCGGATGCGCAGCCCGACGAGCTGGGAGATAAGGTCATCAACCTACGGGAGCCGGAGCGGCAGGCGCTGGCCGTCCGCTGCCAGTTGGCAACCGCGGCCACCTCCATTCTGTCCGCACACCGATCAACTAGGGTTTCGTTTCAGGTCCCCTCTTCGAAGGCGTTGGGAATCGACACCGTCCACACCGTCCGCCTCGAGGATCGCTGCGTCGCAGAAGGGAAGGTGTGGTCGGTGATCGACGAGTTTGACCTGGACGGGCAGACGGCACTCACCACCCTGGTGTTGGCGATCAGCAACGGCGGCGGCGAGGCGTCCGACCCGCTGGAACCACCGGCCGCCCCGGCGACCAACCCAGGCGGGCTTGTGCCAGGCCCGCCGCCCATGTCAACGCAGCTGCGGGGCAGGGGCACGATGAGCTACGACGATGCGCGCGAGGGGTTTGCGGGCAACTACGACGAACTGGACATCGGCACGCCTCCGGAGCCATTCCCGCGCCGGCTGCAACTCACTGCTCCGGAGATTCCCGCCGAACACCGCGATGAGTTCACCGCGGAGCAGACAGCCACCTATCGCGTAGCGATTCCTAATGATCCCTTGGAGGTCTGATGACTCTTGCAGAAGAACGGCAAGCGATCGCCAAAGGTATCGCCGATGCCCGTAAGCCGGAGCAACTGCTTGGCGACCTTCAATCGCTTGAGTCTCGTCGGCGAAAGACTGGAACGCTGAACGAGTTGGAGCGTCGAGGTACCCGCTCTGCCATTCCCGGACGTTCGACTTACACCGCGCCCACTTCTACCGGAGGCGGCATCGCCAGCCCCCTGGTGGAGCAGAACACGAATCTCCGAGAGTACTTCCCCGAGGAGTACCTGAAGTCTACTGATGGACTGATGTGGTCCCGCGCGCGGCCGCTGAAGAAGATCGTGATGTTGGACGCCAACGGCGATAGCGTGGTGATGGAGTTCAAGAATGGCCTTTCCGAATAGTCCGCTGGACCCGCTGCCGCGGCTGTTCGGCTGGCCTTGGCATGGACTGATGCGGCAAGAGAATGACAGCGACAAGCCGAAGCTGACCTTCCCGTCGGGTCGTGTGGTGGATTGCGGCGTGGCCGGCAACTGGACGTTCCTTTGGGATATTGGAATGCCGGCGCCGGTGCTGCCGGTTGGTGTCGAGTTGGAGCCGGACGAGCAGTGGTGGAGCAAGGCGGTGCTGCGCGCGTTTGACGGGGCCTCCTTTCAGCCCGTTGGTTGGGGTGGAATGCCGGCACCGATCTATCTCGACGGGATGGTGGGACGCCTGGAGGTGGGCGTGCTTGCGAACGATATCTTTCGCCGCGTCGAGATTAGCGCCAGGGTGACATTGCACACGTCAGCCGGGGTTTCCACATCCGAAGTGAACACCTCTATCAGCTGGAGCGCCATCGGGATCCCGTCCGACTTTAACACCGGCTTTCAGTGCCAGCTGATCGACCGAAGCGCCGACGGGCGAAAAGCGCTGGTGCGGCTTTACCGCTCGACCCCTGTGCCGCCTCGGCTGAGGGATGACCAGCTGGGGATTCTGGAGCTTGAGGCCGGCGGCACCTTCTCTGCAATGACACTGGCGGTGCGCGTGATCGCCAATACACCGGCCGCGCGCGGCACCTGGACTGTGCTGGAGGAGCCGGAGCCTGGGGAAAGAATTTCGCTGACCAGTAATGTGGGGGCGGGGATCAACGAGGCCGACGCCGGAGACTTCCGTACCCGATATCGGCTGGACCAAACGTGCTGGGCCTGGTACGGCGAGGATGGACAAACCGTCGTCCCGGTCTCCTACGCCATGACCTACGACGCGCATGTGGTGAGCGTGGTGAACAAGGGGGCTGCGTTTTTCGACTGGCGCGCCGACAAGACAACGACCGCGACATTCATGTTGAGCGCGGGCGGCCGAACGACCACGGCGACATCAGTTGTGTCTGGATTCAGTTCGGGGAACTACACCGAGCAGGGCAGCCCTCCGGAAGCCCTTGCCGTCTCGGACATGAACTATCAGCTGCTCTGGGATGGCGAGACTGTGGACGCCCTGGTCGATCATCACGAGCAAACGTTTGCGGTGATCGATGGGCGCGGCCCGTGGGAGGTTGTGCCTGACCTCACGCTGGCACCGATCCTGGTACGCATCGCCTACCTCCACAACAATCAGTCGTCCCAAGTTTGGGAGTACCCCTCCAACAAGGTGCTGGAGCTTGGCTTGCGGCTCTGGAATGACGCGACCCAGGCTGACCGGATCGACTACTCGCCAGGCTTGACCCCTGTTTCTGTCAGCGGGGAACGAGTGACCCTGAACACCGGTGATGCGCACAAGATTGGCGTGTGGCGGGCCAGCTTCTGCCCAGTTACCTACCAGGTGGCGCGACACCTCGACATCTACGACTACAGCTGGATTTGACTATGCCGACTCGCTACGTGAACAACTGGCTGGCGCAGCTTGAAAGCGAGCTCGCCGCCGGTGCATCCGCCTTGCCGGTCCCGGCCGCCGCCCTGGAGCGCTTGGATCTTACCGGCGGCGGTGAGTATGTTCTGACCATCACCAACTCCCTCGACCCGTCCGAGCAGTCCGCTTTCGAAGTGGTTCGCCTCTCATCCGCCGGCCTGGCGCGGGGCGAGGAGGAGACCTCTGACCGCGCTTGGCCGGCCGGCTCATACGTCTACTGCTCAATCACCGCCGGCGAGCTGGAGAAACTAGCCAACAGCGCTGGAGGTTCCGCGATCGGCGGCTACGTCGGCGCCCGCGCCGCCGGCAGCTACCCGATCTCCCCAGGGACGCAGTCGCTGTACGTGAACAGTAACTACGACCCAGGTCCCGAACCCATTTCGCTGGAGTTCGAGCCGGTCGATGCGGGAAAGGCTTACGCTCTCGACTTCAGCATCTTCTGCGGTGGCGCCCAGGGCCGGACGGTGGAAGTCAATGTGCCCAACAGCGAGCCCTCTGGAACATGGAGTTCGTTTGTTGACGGCTACGACAGCAGCATCGTCGGCGGGGCTGTTGAGCAACCAGGCCAGTACAGCCGGATTGTCGGTCTCGCCGGGCTCATTGTCGGGCGTGCGATCGTTTCCCGTGACGCCGATGGGTTTGGAGTGGTCAGCCTGACTATCTTCAGCCAGCAGGCCTGATCCGCCCCGCCAACCCTAAGCCCGCCTTGTGCGGGCTTTCTTTATGGAGAGTTGCCTGCCATGCAGCCGGCCTGCCTTCCCATGCGCCTCGTCCGGGGCGCGACCTATCGTGATACGCGTCGGCTCATGCAGCCGCGCCGTGAATACCGGCCGGTGACTGCCATCGCTGCCACCGCACCGCTGCGGCTCACCGTTCCCGAACACGGTCTTACCGGCGACTGGCTGGCTTGGATCGAGGGAACCACAGGCCTGCCCAGCCTGAACCGGGCGCCGGCCCGCCAGAACCCGCACCGCGTCGAAGTGATCGACGCGGACACTCTGGAGATCAACAGCCAGAGCGGGGCCGGCTTCGCGCCAGTACCTGGCTCCGGTCAACTGATCTACCAGCCGGCGGTCGACCTCACCGGAGCAACGGCGCGCTTGATCATCACGGCGACGGAGGAGGGTGGCGCCGTCCTGCTGGAGCTGGCCACCGGCGCCGGTATCAGCCACACAGCGCCTGGATCGCTGGCGGTGGAGATCAGCCCCGAGCAGACACAGGCGATCGCCTGGAAGTCGGGCTGGTATCACCTGGATATCACCTTCCCCGACGGCTCGGTGAGCCGATTCTTCCGGGGGGCGGTCACCGTCGAGCAGTGAGGTCCGCATGAGCGACACCGAACAGATCGAGCCGTGGGCGGTGGCCATCGAGAGCGATGGCATGCCCTTCATGCTTGAGCACATCAATGAATACGCCGTCACCGTCGACGCGCCCGCCGAGTTGGCGGTCGTCACCATCGGCGAGCAGGGGCCACCCGGCGCGCCGGGCTCCGGCCTGAGCGAGTGGCAATCCAACGAATGGTAAGGAGCGGCCCATGGCCAATGTTCAGTTCCACAAGGTAGCCACGCTGCCTGGCACCCTGCAGCCCAACGCTTTCTATCTGGTCGACAACGGCTCCTATGCCGAAAGCTACGTGACCAATCAGGCCGGCGTCGCCAAGGCGATTGGCAATTCGTCGATGATCAACGCGCTGATCAATGATGCCTTGTCCAGCCTGCCCAGCAGTGGTGCGCCGGTTCTGTTCGTGGCCGACATTGCCGCGCGTGATGCGCTGGCCCCCGAGCAGGCGGTGTTCGTCCTGGTGCAGGACGCCACCGGCGATCCGACAGTGACCGCCGGCGCTGCGCTCTACGCCTGGAACCCGGCAACCAGCATCTGGCTGAAGGTGGCTGAGTACGAGTCGATGGATGTTCAACTGACGTGGGCAGCCATCCAGGGCAAGCCAACCAGCACGCCGGCGCAGATCGATAGTGCGGTTAACCAGAGCCACAGTCACCCCAACAAGGCCACGCTTGACCTACTCGGTGCCGGTGCCGATGGGCTGACCTACAACGGCCAGCCGGTTGGGTCATCCTGGGAAACGCTGAACTGGTGACCCCATGTCCAGAGTCCTGCACCACAAGGTGGTGGCCGCCCTGCCGGCCACGTTGGAGCCGGACAGCATCTACCTGGTGCGAGTCGGCTCAGGTTACGACCAGTTCGTGACCAACCACAGCGGTCAAATCGTGGCCTACCCAATGAACCGGCCGGCCTCGCTGCCGGTGCTACTAAACACTGGCGCGCTAGTCGGCCTCGCCCTGGTCGGCGGCAATGCGCTCCCGGTCATCCTTACCAACGGATCGTCGGTCTTGCTCCCGGTAACGCTCAATGGCTAACTCGAACATCTTGATGCGCCTGCAATACACGGGCTCCGCCGTTACTGCAGCGGCAGAGTACCAACCCGGTGAGACTGCGGTGTTGCCGGGCAGCTTGAACTTCAACGGCAACGGACGTCGCGTTACTGGTGATATGGCCGCCGGGGCTGGAAGCTTCGCAAACCGCCTGTTCTTTCAGAGCACGGTCGGTACGCAGACCCGTATCAGCGTTATGCCACCTGCTGGCAACAACTCTTCTGGTGTACAGCTTTGGAACAACGCCGCTGATTTAGAGAACGCTGCTCGCTTTGACTTCGGTATTGATAACACTCAGGCATTTCTTAGTTCAGCCATTACTGGCACTGGAACTTACTTGCCATTGGCTATCTACACCGGCGGTGCTGAACGGATGCGTGTCGCTACTAATGGCGACGTGTGGATTGGAGCGAACACTTCAGACCCAATCAACGCGGGAACAAAAGGTGTCTCGTGGCAGAGTGGACCTGGGCTGTTGCAGGTGCGTTCTGGCAGCGCGTCAGTGGCAGCCATCAACTTCGGCGCTCCGGCTGGCGTCGCCAACTTAGCGGGCTTTTTCAGCGCGACCACCGGGGTTGGGTCTATCACCACCAACGGCACCACGACTGCCTACAACACCAGCTCTGACTACCGCCTGAAGGACGACGTGCAGCCCCTCGACGCGGTAGAGGCGACTGAACGCGTCATGGCCTATCGCCCGGTAACCTGGGTATGGAAGACCGACGGTTCGTACGGCAAAGGGTTCATCGCACACGAGTGCCAAGCTGTTGATCCCATGACTGCCACCGGCACCAAGGATGCGGTCGAACAGATCGGCGATATCTTACTGGCGGATGGAACAGTGGCTGCCGTCGAAGTCCGTGAGCCAGAAGACCCGTCGATCTACGGTGAAGGCGCAACTTGGGAACTAACTGGCGAGCGCCCGGTGTACCAAGGCCGTGATGACTCGAAGATGATTCCCGATATGGTCGCCATGATGCAGCGCATGGAGCTGCGCATCCGTGAGCTGGAAGCCCAGCTTCAGCAAGTCATCGCGCTGCTGCCGGCAGCCTGATGGCCACCCCTCCGCAACCAACCCGCCATTTGGCGGTTTTTTTATGCCTGGAGAAAACCATGGACCTTCGTACCGTGCGCCGCTCGATGATCGACCCGGCGCTGTTGCTGCTGCCTGCCAAGATGGAAAGCCCGCAGGCAGTCGTCATGCTGCTGGCTATCGGGCTGCAGGAATCGCGCTTCGAGCACCGCCGCCAGATGGGCAATGGCCCGGCGAAGTCGTTCTGGCAGGCAGAGCAGGGCGGAGGCATGGTTACTGGCCTGCTGCGCTACCGCGTCCAGGACGTCCGCGACTTGGCAACCGGCCTGTGTGCCGTGCATGGCGTTGCCCCGGCTGCGCCTGACGTGTGGAACGCCATCGAGCACGACGACGTGCTGGCGGCCGGCCTGGCGCGCCTGCTGCTCTACACCGATCCGGCCCGCCTGCCGGAGCTGGGCAAGGAGTCGGCGGCCTGGGATCTCTACCTGAGGACCTGGCGGCCAGGCGCATACGATCGCGGCACACCATCCCAGCGCGCCGAGCTGCGGAAGAAGTGGGCGGCGAACTACGCCGCGGCGCTGGAGGCGGTCCGATGAGCCTGCGCTGGAAGGTTACCGCACTGGTGCTGACCGGCCTGCTGCTGGTCGCCGCCGGCGCTGCCCTCGGCGGGTGGCTGGCTGCCAGTCACTACCGCCCGCAGCTCGACGCGGCGAACAAAGCCAAAGACAAGTGCATGGCCGCTCGCGACAACCTAGAGGAGTTGGCCAAAGAGCAGGGCGCCAAGCTCGGAGAGTTGGCCAACCAGGCTGAGCAGCGGCAGGCGAAGGCTGCTCAGGCTGTTGCCGATGCCCAGCAGCAGGCCGGCGAGCACTACGCCGCCGCCCAGCGGCTGCAGCAGGAGCGCGACGAGGGAGACCCAGCCGCGGTGGCCGAGGCACTGATCGACAAGGAGTTGAGGCTATGAAGTGGCTTCTGGTGGCGGTGGTTGCGCTGGCGGGATGCGCTGGCCAGGCCGAGCCTGAGCCGCGCACGGTGCGCGTGGAAGTGCCGGTGGCGGTTCCGTGTCGAGCGCCGGCAGTGGAGGTGCCGACCTGGGCAACGGCATCGCTGCAGAAGGGCGACAGTCTGCAGACCAAGGTGAGGGCGCTGCTGGCCGAACTGGAGCAGCGGAAGGGCTACGAGGTGCAATTGGTCGCGGCAGTTCAGGCCTGCCGGTAGGGTATGATGCCGGCCTCGATCAACAGGAGGTCGGCATGCTCAAGATCCGCGCCAACGGCGCCGCACGTCTCCAGCTGGAGCGACTTGTCACCAAAACTGGCCAGTACGGGGTCTGGGAGTTTCACGTCGCAGCCAACTCCGAGATGTTCCCCAAGCTCCAGGCTGGTCGTCATGCGGCACTGCTGCCGGCAGAGCCGAAGGAAGGGCAGGAGGTGGAACTGTTCGCCATGCTTTCGCCGAACTCTCCTCAGGAAGAGTGGAAGCCGATTGGAAAGGGCGTTGCGCACTACCTCTAGATCGGTTCGATCAACTGTGCGCCCTGGTTCCGGACGCTCCCGACGTCCGTAGATATGCGGTAGGCCTCGAAGTCCCGCCGCGCCAGGGCGATTGTGTCGTACGCCAGTTCCAGCGAGGTCTCCGGCGATAGCCAGGTCTTCCACTGCTCGGGCGCCAGTATCACCGGCATCCGGTGGTGGACGGCAGAGACCTGGCCCTCGGCCTCTTTGGTCAGCAGCGCACACGAGGTGATCGGCTCGCCTTCCGGCGGCGCCCAGGTCGACCATATGCCCGCGATCGCGAGCACGTCGCCGTCGATAGCGTGGTGATAGTAGGGCTGGTTCACTGCCCGGCCGGCGCTGTTCTTCACCGGCTCCTTCTCGTTCCATTCGTACCAGCCTGCCGCCGGCATCAGGCATCGCTTGTGCCGGATGGCATCCCGCCACATTGGCTTCGTCGCCGCTTCTTCGCTTCGTGCGTTGAAGGTCATGGGCGGCAGCTTGTCCTTCTTCCACCAGAACGGGATCAGCCCCCAGCGGGCCGCGACCACTTCCTGTTCTCCCGCCTCGTTAAGGAGCACCATCGGCACCTGGCTGGTCGGCGCGACGTTGTACGCGCGATCAATCCAGCGCCCGGAGTTCCCCCGCCCTATATGCCAGTACCGCTCCATCGCGGCTTCCTCTGGCGACACGTACCGTCCGCACATCCCCAGACCCTCAAACCGTAACCCGAATGAAGCCTAGACCGGCGCACCGGGTACATTCGTCCAAATTGGCGAAGTTTGCCCGGCATTCAGGGCAGACCCGGAACGGGCCCACTCGTGCCCGCTCGCTGAGGTGGCGCGCTCTGGCGGTGTCGCCAGACTCGCGCGCCGCCTCGATCGCATCCAGGACCAGGCGGAAGCAGTCGGGGTCGGTGATGGCCTCAACGTACACGCCGCCCTTCAGGTAGCGACCGACTTCCACCAGTGTGTATCGACGCCCGTTCTCCATCGTCAGCACCAGGCCCTGCAGCGATCCGGAAAGGAACGTGAAGCCTGTTCCGTTGAAGGCCTGGAGCTGCCCTTGTTCCCCGTGACGGATCAGCAGCGGCCACTTTGTGCCGTCGAACAGCAGCGTGCCGCGCGAGGCGGTGCCAACCTTCGCCCAGGTGTCATCGAAGACGTGATATGCGGATGAGCTGTTGAACATCTCGGCCGCCCTCTGCTCGATCGCGAAGGAGTAAGCACCCGTGATCAGGTCACAGAGCTCCAGCCATTCGTCTGGCGTGATCAAGCCGCGGTTGAGCATGCCCTGGGCGCCATCGGTCAGTTCGCGCCGGTGCTCTTCTGGACGGGCCATCAGGTCGCGCCGGCAGTTGAGGCGGACGTGCCACTGAGTGAGTTCAGGATGCATGGTGGTGCGGAAGAGTGCTGTATGGATATACAGCTTACGTGGGGCGGTTGGGTGAGGGAAGGGCGTGGGAGACGGGCGGATAGCTGTCTAAAACTAACTGGGCTCCCGGCGCAGTTCGCGGCCTCTGGGAGCCCTATCTGATGATTTCGTTTTAGACAGCCGAGGAGGTAGACGCTGGCGCTGAGCGGCCTGCGGCTGGGAAATTACGCTACTGCTGCATCATCGGTGTGTGGGCG